ACCAGAGCCACCAGCTTTTTTTAACATGTTAGCTTCTTTATTATTTATATATGCAAGAAACTCACCCTTAGGTGCCATGTCTTTAGCTTCTTGTAAAGACATACCGCCGTTTCGTAACATTTGTTTTACTTGTTGTGCTCTAGTTATGGCCATCGTTCTATCTTATTTTGTTTCTCCAAATAAATCAAGGCTAGGCATTAAGACATTTACATCTTGTGCCATGTCTTCTTGCTTATAACCTTTAGCTTCCCAATCTTTTCTTTCTTTGAAAAGCTCTCCAGTTTTCTTGTGTCTATATGTTGTTTCTACTTTTGTTGGTTTTATTTCTATCATTATGTTGTTACCTCTCTTGGCTGTATTTCTAATATTGAGGCTATGACGTGCAGCTCGTTTGCGTCAGCAGCTTGTACTTTCAAAGCTTCACCCTCCTCCATTACAAGAGGTTGATTTAAAAGTTCTGTTGTTGCTTTAGATGCTACTGCTTTATCTTTAAATAAATTAAATATAGCACTGCTAGCATTTACTAAAGTTATAGTTATCGTGGTCCCTGATCCGGCGTCCTCGGACACTAACAATGATTTTATAACAGCTGTCTTAAAATTAGGCACTGTGTATAGTGTCGTTAGATCGGTTGTAGTTAAATCTACTTTTTTATTTATAAAACTATTAGCCATTAATTTAAAAAGAAGTTAAATGCTTCTACCTCATCTTTTAATTCTTGTTGAAATGTAGTATTTAATTTTTCTACAATTGCATCAAGATCTCTTACTTGTGCTTCTGCTGTTCCTAAATCATAATCAGGTGCAGGTCTTGTTAATACTTGTACTATCTTTGCCATTATCTACGTCCATCCGGTTGTATGTCTAATCTAAAAGTTCCTAATTTCCAACTTTGAGCTGAGGATGTATTTTCTACTTTTAATGCAATAGCTCTTGCTCTTGCACGTGTGTCTACTTTTTGTGTAGATGATGAAACTGTAAATGGCCCTAACGATGAGCTAGCTTGACTATCGTTGGGAAAATTTCTTAATTGTAATGTAATTTGTGTATTACCTGTTTGTGAAATAAAATCAGGTATGAATCTTCTTATCTTCATTATAAATTCGCCATCTCCTCTAAGATCTGCAACACCTGTTGACTGCCCAGTTAAACCTCTTCTTTGACTTATATCAAAATCTCCAGATGCGATATTTGCTGTAATAGCTGTAACAGTTCCACCTTTAACTTGATCAGTCCCTGTTTCGTGTTGATAATATGTTGTTCTACCCTCAGTGTTTCCTATTACATCAAAGGAACTATCATTAGATGCATCATACTCTAACGCATGTGGACTACCAAATACTGCAGAATCTCTCCACATAGTTCTGGCTAAAGTTCCGTTTGTCCAAACAGGTCTTTGTGGTGAGGAGTCAAAATAATTATAAGCTACCATTCTATTTACAACAGAAGATGATGATGTTGGATAAAACCAAATAACTTCACCAAATAAATTATTTAATCCTGCAGATACCATTTGATTACCTGAATCTAAATTTATATCATTATAGACATGATCTTCTACTAAACACGGTAGTGATTCTAATTTACCAGCGTATCTAAAGAAACCATTCTCTGACATCCAGTATGCAGAACCATCTACTTCTACACATGCGTTCTGTCCAACAAGTCCACAATGTGTTCCGACTTGTGCAAATGCAAAGGTAAATGGTTGACCAACAAAACGTTGTGTAAACAAAGCTGTGTCAGTCCAAACAAGAATTGCATCTCTACCTCTAATAGCTCCTCTGATCTGTGATCCATCAGCCAGTCTTTGTGTGCCAGCTGTATTGGTTGCTGTGGGTGTATATGTATTTATATCCTCTTGGTCTGAGAATCTGATGAACATGTCATCCTGTGTTGTAATATCTCCTATAGTTGTTTCTGTCCCAAAAAATACTAGGTGACGATCCGGTGTGGATACCAACATATGTCTTGATGCGGTTGGTGCACCAGATATGATTGTTGCTCTTGTATCTGTTGCATTCGTTGCTGCAGAGTTCCACTCAAACACTGCGCTATCGTGAATTAAACAAATTGCTTTATCACCAAAATTATCTAATGACCACATACCTGGTTCGAGAACTAAGTCACCAGAAGCCGCTTCACCCCATGCAACAAAGTTTGTTGAGTTCGTAACAGTTGCACCATTCGAATGAGCAGATCTTGTTGAGTTTCTAACAGCTCTTGTAATTCCTGTTAAAGTATTTCCAGATACACCTGTATAAGATATTTCTTCATTACCAACTTGAATAAAATTAGTGCCAGAACTTGGAAACTGTGAGGCATCTGTTAGTGTAATAGATGTTCCTGTTCCACCAGTTCCAGCCGTATCATCTGATAACGCTCCATTTAATGTTGTAGTAAAAGCTCCTATTTCTTTTCCTCCCCACGTTCCAAGGGACCAACCAAAACCTTTTGCTTGAACTGCTGGTCCTACTGGATAATAATGTTGAACCCTAATACCGCCTGATGTTGTTGCACCAGATCCAGATTCGTTTGATGGCATTGTAATAGTTATAGTTGTTCCTGATGGCACACTAGTCACCATAAATTTTTTATCTTTAAAATCAGATTCTGAAAAATTAGAATTAGTTATAGAAGAAAAATTATCTAATAATATGATATCATTTTCTGCTATACCGTGAGCACCACTAAAAGTTATTGTTACAACTGCTGATCCATTAGTTGTAGTAAATGCACTTGTAAGTGTGGTTGTAGTTTTAATAGGATGTATGTCATAAAACACACCACCAGAAAAAGCGTATAATATTCTGTTTGTACCTATGATTGCATACTTTCGACCAAGACTATTTATGTAATGATGAAGACCTCTACCTGCACCTGTTAAATTGTTTTCACCTAATTGTTTCCAACCACCTATTTTTTCAGGTGTGCCATATCTAAAACGAACATTATCACAATCTATCCACTGACCCTCAGCAGTAGTTGGTGTGACTTGTTTGTTTATTCCAGGAGCAAAACCTATTTTCTGTAACATATCTACCTTGCATTGTTTGGAACGCCGTTGCTATTAACAAAGGGAGATTCTGCAAAAGCCATAAAAACATAATTGGTGCCACTTTGATTTTCTCCACTACCACTAGTTCTAATTTTAAAACCATTACTTAATAAATCAATTTTAGAACTAAACTCAACATCAGCTCCATCTGCTAATAACGCTAGATCAGTTTCATTAAATCCTGGTCTTTTATTATCAAACATATACCAACTTTTTGAAGCATCAGTAGCTTTGAGCATAACCCAAGCTGGGCGAAAGCCGCAAAAAGCAAATGGACCGTCCGTGTTTCCGTTTCCCACGTAGGTTCCAAATTTTGAATAGCCCTGTATCTCACTAAAACAATAAACTACATGTGTATTACCACTTCCGTTAACTGCATCTTGTCTGCCGACAGTCAAAACTGTGGATGTTGGACTTGTATCTTGCCAAAACTCAACATCAGTGCTTGGTGTTGCTGTGCTATTTAAAGTTAGTTTTTTTGTATTACCTATACGATCATGATATACGCACCAGCTTTCATTATTAGTATTTGTTCTATTTTTTAAAACCATCCATTTAGGAACAGAGTTTAGTCCGTGATAAATTTGTTGATTGGCAGTCGCGTTACCAGTGAATGTTACAATGGAAAATCCTGCTGTCCTGTTAAAAGAACCTGCAGATGCTAAATCTGCTCCATTAGATCCACCACTATTTGAGAATGATGTTCCAGCTTTCCAATTCCAAGAAGCAAATGTTTGTGAATTATCGTTCACTTCTGCACCTGAGTCTAAAGTAAAACCATTTGAATCAAATGATTTTTGGGTATCTGTTTTAGTTGTATCATTATTACCACCATTGGGGATTAATCTTATTCCAGCACCTCTTACTGAATCATAAACATTATGATTTTCACCAACTGATCTCGCTTTAATCCAAATCCAATCTGGTTGCATATTTTCAGAGCCGTCAAAAGTTATGGCATGATTATTACTACCATTTCCTGTATAAAGTTTAGTTTGAAAATAAAGTTCTGGATTATCTATACTCGTGAAAGCCATTATCCAAACTCCGCTAAATTTTTAGAACAACAAGCAAAAAATTTTTTTGCTTCACCGTCCCCTGTTATATTTGGTGAATGTTCAAATGCACCATGTCCATTGTCATCAGTCTCAGTAGATGAAAGAGATTGAAAACCATTTCCAAAGTTAGCTTCGATAGTGCATGATCCAGAGTTATTATCACCAACGAAAAACATATAATGTCCTGTTCCGTTACTTGCTAAAGGTTCTAAATCTATCCCAGTAGAACTTTGTAATGATCCATCTTTACTAAAATATGCTTTCATATTATCAAGATCCATATAAATTCCAATTATGTTTCCATTACCATAACTAGCATAAGTAGCAAGAGTTGTTTGTCCACCTGAACCATTCCCCTCTTGTACTGCACCACCACCAATATAAGTAACTGTATGTGGTGTAACATCACCAGCTTTACCGTGTGAAGATGTTTGAAAGGATGGAGTTGGTGTTATACCACACATTTTAGCACCAGCACCAGATATAAAATCTACCTCCATGTACCATTTACCTTTAGTCATGGCAAAAGTGCTTGTGTTCATAGCCTCGGCACTTGAATCAGTTGTAACTTTTGTACCACCTTCTCTTATAGTAGCACTTGCAAAAAAATTATCTGCTACATTTATAACTGCAAAATTATTTGTGCAAGTATCAGTGCATTGATCTAATTGATTGACAGTAGTTGCATTATTACTATTCCCTGATGAGTCTGCTCCTAAAGATCCTGAATTTTTAAACTCATAATAAAATCCAAAACTACCAAAAGTAATACCAGATATGTCTTTTGGTATCCAAACACTTGGACTGTTTGAATCATACTCTCCAAATTCTGTTGGGGCTAGTTGTTGACCATCAACAAATGCCATTTCACATAAATAACCTCTATTTCCATTTTGATAACCATCACCGTTATCTTGAGTAAATCCTATTTCTATGTCTTTACCGTTTTTACTTGTTGGAAAGACTGTATCTTGTGGAATATCAGAGGTAAATGTTAATGTCTGTTGTACATTATTAACAAAAAGTTTTAATCTATTAGCTGCTGTACTATCAGTGGTGTCATAATTAACCACGATATGATACCAAGCGCTAGGGTCACGAAATATAGCGTTACTAGTTGAAGTACCAAAATCTATATCTGGAGATCCACCTGCACCTCTAAAACCGCCATTTATTCTGTTATTAGTTGCAAGACCAAATAAAAATCTTTCTACACCATCAGCATCTGCTTTAGACATATATAATCCTAATTGACTGCTATTGCCTTGTGTTTGCATTTTCCACCATCCAGAAAATGTGCCTTTTTTCTCATTTGTTGCAGTTCCACTATTTATCCTTAATAATTTAGATGTATTATCATGTTCAAATCTTACAGAGTTATCAACGTTGTAACCTCCTGAATCTTTAATAGAATTAGTCGCTAAAATTAACGGGGCAGTCATTAGTTCTCCAATCTTGGAAATTCACCTAATGGTCTCGTTATAGTATTGTCATTTTGTTGTGTATATGTAAATAAAGCTTGTAACGCATCTACGTCACTTGCACCATTTATGGAAGTTTCCATTTCATTTGATTTTGCTCTAACATCAGTTCTAAATGTTGTAACATTACTCGGTACATTATAGTCAGCTACTTCTGTTGCTTTGATCACGTACCAATCCGTTGGGGATAATAAATTAGACGCTTGTTGTTTTATATCTTCAATTTTAATAGTTTTTAAACCTTTTACTTTTACATCACCGACAGATTTTCCATCTGGTATAGTGCCATTATCTGAATCCTCTTGTGTGTATAATCTGTCCTCTAATTCTTTTGCAGTTGCAGTTCCCCATGATTTTGTAACTTGATTATTTGCAAAACTATATTCTTCATTAGTATTAACGTAATAGTCTGAATCTTTAAAATTTGTTGAATCAATAACTACTTCATATAAACCAATAGCTTCTTTTTCAACTTTTGACCACAGCTGAAATATTTTAGCAGGATATCTTACATCTCCTATTACTAATGATTTAGGATTTCTTACAATTTCTATAATATTATTATCTTGTACTATTGCATGCATATCTTAACTTTCACTTAAATTTAATGTTCTACCTACTTCTTGCCATACTGTTCCATTGTATCTAAACACAAGAATATCTGTTTTACCATCTGTTGATGTAAATGTTGGTGCAGTTGAAGCTGCAAACTCAAACACTGTATTAAAAGCTATTGTATGAGAACCGTTGTAATTAATTTCTAAACAAATAAAAGAACCTTCAATATTATTAGTTGGTGCAGAAAAAGTAGTGTTCTCTGTTGTTAAATGAAAAGCGTTTGGTTTAGCTTGTGCATCCCAAGCAACTGCATTAGATGATGACGTTAATGCTTGTTGAGGAATATATGCTATGTCGTTAAACTTAATTGCACCTGTTCCGTTTGTTGAAACATTTATGTCTCCATTAGCTCCATCAGCTAAAGTTATGTTTCCAGCATTTGTGCCATTGTTTGTATTTAAAATTAAATCACCAGTTCCTTGAGTTGTTAATGTTGCATCAGCGTTGTTGTCACCGATTTGAACTGTATCGGCTTGTAAAGTAACATCTCCTGTTCCGTTTGGTGTAATATCAATATTTCCATTCGAACCATCTGTAATCGTAATCGTTCCAGAGTTAGTTCCTGAGTTTGTATCTAAAATAAGATTGTGAGCGCCACTAGATGTTATTGTAGCATCTGCTGCTCCAGTCCCTACTTTAGTTTCACCAGTTCCTTTTGGAATTAAAGCGATATCAATATTAGAATCTCCACCAGTTGCAGATATACTAGGTGCATTACCAGTTGCTGCGTTTGTAACATCAAACTGATTTACTGCGGATGAAGTTGTTTGAAATATTATTTGTTCATTTCCATTTTCATCGTTAATTCCATGTGCATCATCAAACGCTATATTAAAACTATTAGTATCTAAATCACCACCTAATTGTGGAGATGTGTCCTCAGAAACTTCTGATATACCTGTTCCAATTGCAAGAGTTTTAATATCTGGGTTTGTACCATCGTTAGCTGCAGCAAAAACAATCTTGTCTCCCTTATCTGTTGCAGAAAAAGTAAACGAAGATCCTGAACCAGATGCATATTTAAACTGAACTGTGTGAGCACCAGAGCTAGAATTTCTTAAAATATAAAAATTTTGAACATCAATAGGTATTGTAACAACTGCATTACCAGATAAAGATCCAGTAAACTCTATCATTCTATGACCTGCAACATCACCAGTTCCAGAATCAGAAATAGTTAAAGCAACTGTTCCACCACTAGTTAATGCTTGTTGTGTAAATCCACCAGATATTTGTTCAATAAGTTGTAAATTAACATTAGTTTTTGATCCCCATGTACCGGCGTTCTCACCAGTTGCTTGAAGTTCAACACCTAAAGGCGTAAATGTAGATGCCATAAATTTTATCTCCTATGCAGCGTCACTATAACTTGTATTTGATCCAGTTGCAACATCTGAATACGAACTATTTGATCCTGTTGATTGATCAGAATAGGACGAATTTGATCCTGTTGATGCATCACTATAACTTGTATTTGATCCGGTTGCAACCCCAGAAAAACTACTATTTGATCCTGTATTTATGTTTGCAAAAGCCTGAACACCACCTTCTCCTTGTAAGGCATTTATAGCATCTAAACTTAAACCTACAACATCTGCTGGAGTAATAGAACCAACACTCATTGTTGAAGATACACCAGTTAATCCCATGACATCTGCAGGAGTTAAAGAACCTACAGATGAGGTTGCAGTGACGCCAGTTAAATCAACAAGAGTAGCAGGACCAACTTCTACAGATCCAACACTTGCTGTTGAAGATATACCAGTTATTTCTGCTGGCCCAAATTCTAAACCTAAAGTTCCAAGACTGACAGTAGAAGACACTCCTGAAATAGACGCTGGTCCAAACTCTAAACCTAAAGTTCCAAGACTAGCTGTAGTTGATTGTCCTGTAAGTGCTGGTGTTGAATCTAGTTTAATAGTCGTAGAACCAACACTTGTTGTAGCCGCTTGACCAGTTAAACCAACGACATCTGCAGGAGCTATAGAACCTACACTTGCAGTTGCTGCTCTACCTACTAAAGCAATAACTTGATCAGGAGACTCACCCCACGAATTATCGTTCCAACCATCTCTACCCCAACCAACTAACGTACCTGAATAAGATAAAGTTGGAGTTGCAAAAGAGGCTTCGACCCCAGTTACAGGAACACCACGTTCAGCGTCTACACTAACTGTACCAATACTAGTGGTCATAGAGTGATTAGCACCAATCATCTCTAATAAATATGTAAACGCTGGAGTTATAGATCCAAGAGAAGCAGTCGCCTCTAGTCCTGTTATAGAAACAGTTTCATCTCTTCCTTCACCCCAGTCAGCATCATTCCAGGCTAATCTTCCCCAACCTGTTTCGTTAAACTCCTCTGAATTACCTAAAGATGTGGTAGCGGATAAACCAGTAGGTGTAACTATTACATCACCTAACTCATTCCATTCGTTTTCACCCCAAGATCGAGCGCCCCATCCTTGTAATAAAACTGTTGAACCGCCCCACTGAGATTGATCCCAGGTTAACCGGCCCCATCCTGAAGTCACCGACATGGGTGGCCTCCTATGCTATTCTGATTATTGCGTTACTTGCGTCTGCTGTTGGAAATTGAATTGTAAATGTTCCGCTAGATACTGTTTTGTCACCACCAAAAGCAATAACAGCAACAGCTTTGTTAGACTGAGAAGAATTATAAATTAATGCACCATTAGCTGTAAAAGAAGCTGATGTAAAACTGACGTCAGCAAAATCACATATCGCTGTTGTTCCTGAAGTTGTTGGTGTAACACTTGTAAGAGTCGCACCACCTGTACTGTATGCAGATCCAGATGTGTTTGAAATTTCGTTTGTGTCTGAAAAAGCAGTCGTTCCTGCACCTAAAGATGCAGAACTTGTATATAAAGCTATTTTAAAAGTATCACCACTAGACGCAGTAAGATCGTGCGTTCCAACTAAAATTTCTTGTTTAAAACTTGTGCAAATTGCCGATGATATTGCCATAATTTAATCTCCTACGGGTTTGCTGAGGTTACTGGTATACGAACAGCGCCATTAGTATAGTCATCTCTTCGTCTTCTACCAACTTGCTCGTTAGCAAACTTCTGTACTTCTTGTTTATATTTATTTTCGTATAAAGTCAACATATCTACTGGACCTTTTAAAAAACCGTATGCCTCTGATAAACAGCAATATAATAGTCCATTTGGAAAATTAAGACTAATATAATTAGTGTCATCATTTTCTAATAATGCAGGCATTACATTATAATGAACCTTAAATTTATAGGTAGCATCTGGAACTGGAGCTAGAATTATTCTACCAGATGTAGTATCAGACTCCCCTGTAGCACCACCAAACATAGCATAATATTTAGGTTGACCTCTTTTAGCAGATTCTGTTGATGGTATATATTCCTGTAAATAAGTCACATCTTTTTTTTCTAGCCATCTATTAGCACCTGTTGAAGCTGAAGTTGAGTCATACACTTGTATCCCTCTTATAAAAACTGCTCCCGCTGGAGCATTAATTGTTTCTTGCCCAACCACTAAATTTCCAATTTGTTGTTTTTTATCTGCATCAATTGGTACATCTCTAAATATTCGATATTGTGCATTTAAAATAATATTTTCTAAAACAGAATCTGATAAGACATTTGAGTCTGTTTCAGTGTAGCTTCTTATTTGTGTTTTTAGTCCTGATGCACTTAATCCAGCCATTATGCCACTCCTGCTAATTGTCTACAAACACGACAACTTTTTTTAAATCTATTGTGTGTATCACACTTCCATTTTTCTGTCTCAGACACAGGTTTATTTTCTTTGACTACCTCTACAACTTTTTCAACTATCTCTGGACAACCACATTGTTTAACACCAAATAGTTTACAAATAAAATTTTTAATTTTTTTAATCATGCGCTTAGTGTAACTGGTCCTACTGAACAGCCAACACCTCCTCCTTTTACCTCTCCTTTTGTAGCAGTATCTGTATCAACTGTAAAGAAGAAGAAATTTGCTACAGCAAAATCAGTGCTAATTCTTGCACCACTTCTAAAGATACCTGTAGTTATAGAATAACCAGCAGCTTTTGCAATGTTTGCACCTGTAATCCCATCAAAACTTTCTGGATTTGCAAATTGAAAAGATCCACCCGAAGCAGTTATAGCTAACGGTGCTCCTCTAAATCTATATGTTGTGCCATTTGTTAATCCATGTCCCGGTGCTGTTACATTAATAACTCCTGATCCTGATTGATAAGTTTCAAAAGCATTTTCTGGTAAAGCATAAGGGACATCGTTTTCTGTTCTTGCAGTTCTAACATGTCTTAAAGCAATACCATCAGCACTTGTTGGTTTTGGTTCTAACTGTGGTTGTTTTGGTTCAAACTCAGATACATGTACAAAAGATCCATTCCATTCTCTAACCATTTCTCTATACGGAAACTCTAAACCAGATCGATCTGATATTGCTTTTGCGTATTTACCTGTTGCGTATTTAGACATTATACTCCTGGATAATATGCTTTTGGTGTTATATGTGTGCTAGAAGCAGAACCATCTTCTGCTAATGCTCTTGCAAACTCATCTTCATAAGCTAGTTTTGTAGCCTGTATAAGTTGTGGTTGATACTTTTGTGATAAATAATATGCAAGTCCTGATACCATACAAGGCACAAATCTAAACGGGACATCAGTTGCGTTTGTATAGTCTCCAATATCTTGTATTCTTTTTATAAAATAAAAATGCATATCTTTAGATGCATTAGTAGAATCTGGTGTTGGATAAACGTGTATAGTAACTTTGTCTATAAATCTTTCTACCCAATATTGATTAGGTGTTCCTTTTGATAATTTGTTTGAGAATCCTGCATAAGTTGATCTATCTACTTTTGTCATCGGACTATCTGATTGTGTTGTCTGTGTTCTATTAGATCTTAACTGTGCTTCAAGAACATCGGATACACCAAAAACACTAGCTGGATCTGTGGTTGTAGCTGAGGTTCCATCACCACTTGATCTAAAAAAATCGTAATCTGCTTGACCTTCAATTAGATCTAAATTAGTTGAACCTATTTCCCAATAATGAATACCTCTATTACCCCATTCTTGAAATAAGATATTAAGAGATCTTCGGGCTGACTTTATTTGATAGCCAGCCACAGAATTTAATCCAATACGTTCAAAAGCTTCCTCTATTATTTCATCAATAGCAAAAGTTTTGTCGAACGTTGTTGTTCCCGAAGTAGTATTAGCCATTTAAACTCCTAGCCAGTGTAGCCAATAGTCAAAGATGTTGTGTTAGTCATAGTTGCATGAACACCATTTTCGAATCTAATACCATTTCCTGGGACGAAGATATCTAAACCTTCTGTATTAAAATCAGCTTCGAAAACTTTATCTCCTGTGCTACCAGATGAAATATCTCTTAACACAACAACAGATGATGCTACACCATTTGCTTGTATGTAAGTTACTCTACAAGGTCCTAAATTAACAGAACCACCAGAGATAGTTTTTACCTGTCCTGTGCTAGCTATATTTGTAAACTTCTGATCTGAACTCATATTTGTTTCTCCTTAAAATTAAATGTGGGGCCAAAGCCCCACACTAATTAATTATTACGCTGCAAATGCAAATGCACCTGTAGTAGCGTCATCTGCGCCACCCAGTTTACTTGCAATGTGCCATGTACCTTTTTCGTAACAAATGAAAGCTATTTGTCCACCAGTAGTTAGCAAGTTTGTTGCTGCGTTTGCTGGTGTGAAAACTAATTGTGTTTCACCTGCTGTTGAAGTATCAAAAGTTACTTCATTTGATCCTCTTGATTCAATTATTGAACCAGTTGCCCAAACGTCAGAACCTGCTGCATTAAAAGTTAATGTTGCTGTTCCGCCAGTTGTATCTTTTGCTTGAACATAAACTACAACTGTTCCTGCTGTTGCTGCAGGTAAAGCTGCAGTACAAGCTGCTGCTCCCGTGTAGTCTACTACAGTAATAGTATCAGCCGCTAACGTAATGTTAGTTGCTGTTGCTGTATCTGCTGTTGATAAACCAGTTAAGTCAGGCATACCTGAACTCATTCTAGTTGTAATCGCTCCCGTAGTAGCGTTTTTAGTTGCTACTTGGAAACCTTTTTCCGAACGTACCGGTCCGTTAAACGTAGTTGAAGCCATAATTATATCCTCCTAGTTTCTGAACATAGTCTCTAGGCCGTCGACTATACGCGTCTATGTTCGTTTTATAATTGTATAGTGATAAAACTATATACTACATTTTAGTAGAGCGCAAGAGAGCCTGTAATGTGAATTGAATTTATTCAACGATGTAGCTTTTTATTAAGTAGCTACAGAAACTTGTGGTTGCGAAGCCTCTATCTTGTTTTGTGCATTAGCTTTTTCTGCTTCTGCAAGTTTAATCTGGCTAATTACTTCTCTGACCTTTCGATCAATTTTAACCATATCGAGAGTATATCTACCCTCTTTCAGATGCTCCTGCTCCCATTGAAGATCTAGTCCCTTCTTCTTTGTGTAAAGGGTCTCCAGTTGTTGCATTATCGCCTCCATCCATAACCTCCTCATAGGTTATTCTGTTTACTCTTGGATCATGCATTTCTCCAAGAGACTCCCATTTTATATCAGATTTTCCCAATCTGTCAATGATAGCGTTTTCTATATCTATGGGACCGTCTAAAGACTCAATAATAAAATCTGTTCGTAATTGATATGCAAATATTTGTACTCTGAATTTTTTCATTTTCTCACCGTTAATGATAAATGGGGCCGTTTTTAGGCGGCCCCATAAAATTTAGTTATTACGCACCTTCTACGCCAAAGATACCTCTAGGGTCAGATACACCAAATGAGTATCTTTCTCTAGCTTTGTATCTTACGTTTCCAGTATCGAAATCACCTTCCATTGCAGTAGTTAATGGAGCTCTTGTGAACATTTTCATACCATTTGGTACGTCTGTAATGATGTAGAATGCATCAGAATCAGTTAAGTAGTTATTGATTCTGTATCCTTGCGGAACCATACCCATAGATACGATTGCATTGATATCATTATCAGCTGTTCCAGTTCTACCTTGAGATTTCATCAATCTCTCAGCTGTAAACTGAAGCTCAGAAGGAATAATCATTTTTACTCCTCTTGCTGCAACTCTAAGACCTCTTTCATCAGTAAGAGCCGCGATATCAATCAACGACTGTTCTAATGAAGTTTCGTTCAAATCAGCCTGAGTAGCTAAAGTATTTGAGAAAGTACCTGCTACTGTAGGGTGGTTTGTTGTAAACAATGCTTTTGCATCACCTGATTTAAATGTAGCCGTTGAAGGCAGACCATTTATTAAAGGTTCAACTGCTTTTACTTGTTTAGCATTGCTCATTGATCTTGCTAAAGCTTTTGTATATCTAGACGCAAGTCTGTCATACAAATTGTCCTCAATCGCTTCTTCAGTGATTGCGAACGCTAAAGCAACTGTCTCGTGAGTGTAACGAGCTGTGAAAGTTTCTTGTGCTTCATCAAAAGAGACTCCGCTACCTTCTGCTTTCACTTGTGCGTTTGCGAAACCAGATAACATTACTTCTTCTTCAAAAGCCCTGTCACTGTTTTCTGCAGTATAAATCTCAGCGTGCTGATTTTCATACCTTTTATATTCCAGGCCGAATAAAGCATTCAATCCTGGCTCTAGTTCTTTGACTAGTTGTGATCGTGATATTGCCATAATTTATCTCCTTATTCTTATTGGCCTTTTTGTAGGTTGATCAAGTTAGGAACAACGACCACAGATCTAAAAGCTGCATTTTCATCATTTTCAGGATCTTCAGCAGATCTTAATAATCTAAATGAAGCCGCATCTGCGCTTGTGTCGTCATGGTCTAGAGTCGCAGATGATCTACCAGTAGTGTCATCACCAGCTGATGTGTTCATGTCATACGTTTCTAGATATCCAGCTTGAGCTAATGTATTATCAATAGCTACTACATATTGTTGTTGTGGGTTGTCGAATACAAAAGCGTCGATGTCTTCTGAGTTCGCCGGTGTTATCGGTTGTTTATAGAAATTCGCAAACGTCGGCTTTAAAGTTGTAGCCGCGTTATAGAATATTCCATTAAGAACACCTAAGATGGCCGCATCAGTAGTTTGACCATCAATAACATAACCAGCGCTAGAAGAAACAGCTCCGCCATGGTATATAGTAGTTGTCGAACCCGCATCGATTTTGTACTTACCTTGTCCAGAAGTTGCTGGAGTTGATCCAAGCGTTCCTGCAGGAATAAGCCCAAAACCTTGTGTGTTTCTATTTGCCATAGTTGTTTCCTTTTAATGTACCTGCCCCGAAGGGCCTCCAGTACGGTTTGTTAAATTCAGTGATATTTTAAAATTACTTTTTAGTACCACCGAAGGTTACACGAGACTGCCTATCAACATTGATTGGCATCCTCTGATCCTGCTCCTTCATTAGATCGTTTGCTACGGCTTCGTCTCTTTGTTTATGACGATTAGTCATATACTCTTGACGTTGTTGCGCGATTTCTTCAGGTACCTTCGCAAGAAGAAGGCCACCGACCCCAATCACTCCCTTGTATTTCCCGTCTTCGAGAACTGGATAATCAGATGCATTTTCAACTTCTTCAGCTCTAACTAATTCATAACCTTCTCTAATTCTTCCGGTTACGTTTTTAGTGTCTTGAAAGCCGACGCTCTCTGCTCTTATCCATCTATACCTGAATCCATCAGGTGCAGGGGGTGCATCTAGAGAAGATGGTGGAACCCACACTTTAGGTCTTTCAGACTTTGACCGTGTTTGGTTCGCACGAGAAGTTTTGTTTTCTTTTTCCATGTTACGCTCCTTCCGTGTTTTTTAATTGTTTTGCGTATTCTTCGAGTGGCACACCTAATTTTTTCGCTATTGCGACCTGTGATGATGTGAGTCTCACAGTTTTGCGACCAGGCTTTACGCTTCTTTGAGCTGAAGCCACTGTCTGAACAGGGGCGGTCGATTGCTTTGTTTCAGTATTACCAAATTTATGCGGAAAGTCAACTCTGATTCTTTTATCAACTTCTGCATAATACTCGTCAGAATTAGGATCATAACCTTCTTTTTCAGTTAAGTCCTTGTGTATCTCAAAAGCAGTGTAAGTCATTGCTCTGTCTGTTCCAAACCAAGAATTCTTAGAAGCCC